ATATAGGTGATCCTAATATTGCAAATTTTTTGAGTGATCCTGTAAACTCATTAAAAGATTTTCTTCCTGATGATATAAAAACTATAGTTAATCTAGCAGATAGTGTTGCAAATGATCCTATGGGATATTTGGGAGATGTATTAAGTGATTATGGATACTCTTACATGGCAAGATATTTGGAAGGAGATATTATGGGTGGAGTTCTTGATCAATTTGGATCTCAAGCACCTATTTTATATCCTATTTCTGGTATTATGAAAAAGTATGGATTCTCTGGAAAAATCCAATTAACAGATCCAAACGAACCTTCTCCGAATGTGGTTTTACCAGCATTTATCACAGAATTAAGAAAAGATGTTAAAAAGACATTTGATGGATTGGGAAGATCAACAGAAAAATTACAAAATACAATAGACCAAAAAGTTTATGATATAGGACAAGGTACTTCTGATGCATTTGGTCTAGGAAATATAAGTCAAAGATCAAACGATCTTGGTTTTGGAACTGAAAACACATCAGGTTAATTTATTATGAGTTATGTAAAAGATCCGATTTATGGAAATCATTTAGGAATCGTAGTAAACGATGCGAGTTTTGATCCTGAAAAAAGAGGAAGAGTTCAGGTATGGATTCCTTATTTAACAAATACCTTACATTCCAACTGGAATGAAAAGTTAGATGATAAAAAATTTAAACATATTCATGAATCAGGTGCATTGACTCCTGAATTAGTTGAAGAATTAAAAAATGTTTTGCCTTGGGCTGAATGTGCTGGACCAATTATGGGTGGTGGAACATCTGCAACATATAATCCATCAACAGGAATAACAGATACAAATCCACACAGGACGTTTGTAAAACCAGTTTCTAGGATATCAAATACGACAAAAGAAAATGTTAAGTATGCTTATTCTGGTGGAACCACAAGAAACAAACCAATACAAGATGATTTAATGAATAAATTATCAGAAGCAGCTTATGATGTTTATGGTCCTGATGCAAAAGTTGTCATTTATAGCGGAGGTCAAGATGAAATAGGGACCGGAACAAGAAGAACCGGAACGACTAGACATGATAATGGATTTGCTGCTGATGTTTACATTGAAAAAAACGGAAGGTACTTAGCAAATGAAGAAACGGCCCCAATGATTCAATATTGGTTAGCTAATAAAAATGGTGGTGTTGGTTATGGGATGTTGAAAGATGGTCAAAAAGCTGGATTACATTTAGATATTAGAAAACCAGAACAAGGTCAACAGTTTTCTAGTACTTATTGGTCTTATCAAGGAGAGGAAAATGATGAACCTGCTATAGTTAAAGCAAAACAATCTGGTAAAAATGGAGATTTGCCCGAATTGCAAGATTCTCAGGTTACAAAAACAGCTGCTGATACAGCAGAGGTTGCTGGAACAACGGTAAATGCGGCAAAAACAGCAAAAGAAGCAGACTTTACACCACAAGACATTTCTTCCTCAACAGGAATTAGTCAAAATTTAGTAAATGCTATTAAAGTATGGGAAGGATATAAAGATACATCTGGAAAGGATAACACATTAACAACTGGTGGATATGGTACTGAGGCTCCGACTGGAACAAAATATACACCAGAACAAGCTGAAGCAGCACTAATAAATGATTTACAAACCAAAAGATTACCAGCTGTAGAAAGAAAATTAAAAGAAAACAATATTACAGTAACTCAAGCTCAAAAAGAAGCTTTAGTTTCTTTTGCCTTTAATAGAAATCCAGAAACAGGTTTAGATGAAGTATTAAAGGGTTCTTCTTCTTGGGATGATATATCATCTAAAATGAGACAAAATTTTGCTGGAGAAGCTATAAGAAACGATCCTAATCATAGATATTATAATGGTTTAAAAAATAGAAGAGAAGCAGAAATAGAATACGCAAATACAAATGGTGCTAAAGGTGGAAGATTTAATTCCAATGGATCAGATTCTTCTGTTATGGTAAATCCGATACCAAATTTTAATCCATCAGTAATTCCTGCTGGTGTTGCTGGAGCGCAACCATCTGGATTTATTTCTACACCAAAAATAGGTGCAAAGGTTTTTGTTTTCTTTTTGGCTGGTGATATTCAAAAACCAATTTATTTTGCTGGATTGTTGGAAAAGGAATCATATCAAAAAGCTCAATCTGTATCTAATCCAGAAGTTCAAGTAACAAATGAAAATATACATAGAATAAATGAGGTTCATGGTGCTGTTAATACAACAAACATGTTTGGAAACATTAATGGAGTTCCTGTAGAGGAACAAATGGCGGCATTTAGTAAACAAGGATCATTATATCAAGTGGGGGCTTATGTTCATGAGATAGCTGCTGCTGGTAAAACAACTACTTGTTATGGAGATAATCATAACCAATCTCTTGGTCATGAAATTAGAAACGTCAAAATGGATTACAAATTATCATCGGAAGATCTTAATTTTAGTGCAGGTTTTAATGGAACAGAAAAAGAAATAAATGAAAAATTAAAAGCTCAAGAAGATATTCATAAGATTTCTAAAGAAATTCAAGAAGAAAAAATAAAAGACATTGAAAGTAATGCAACAAAAGGAGAAAAGGTTCCATGTCCATTATGTTCTACTTCACATGCTGTTGATAGAGCAAGTAAATTTGCTAAAAAAGTATTTTCCTTTACAAGAACTAAACTTCCATATTTTTCTTATGCAGTTGATGTTTTAGAATTTTTAACAACAGTTTTGGTTATTCCTTTTTGTTCCGTAGTACCCGGTAGTGCATTGGGTGAATGTGGAAACGAAGAATGTGAAGATGGAATGATTCCTTCTCCACAAAAACCAATAGAAGACGCAAATAAAAAGGCAGCAGAAAAATTAGTTTCCAAACAAAAAGAAATAAATGAACTAGAAAAAAAATTAGGAAGTGGTGGGTGTTATTCTGTTGCTGCATTGAAGGATGTTGTTATTTCTGCTGGTGGTCCTATGAATGATGCGAAATGTTATGCTAAAACAACAAATATTTCAGAGCCTATTGGTGGACAAACAAAAGGAGACGATGGAAAAGGAAGCACTGAAACATTAAGAGCTAGATCTGCAAAAAATTTAAAAAACGTTCCATATATTCCCCCTGTTGAATATCCCGGTGGTAATATACTGCTTAAAGGGGGTAATTCTGTAAAAATAATTGCCGGAGCACCCGGTATTGAATTGAATACAATAGGAAAAATATCATTAAATTGTGGTTCTATAGAAATTTTATCAGCAGATGGTCAATTGTTGATTGGTTCGAAAAACCACACAACATTAAGTGGTAAGGTTGTAACAATATCAGCTAATGATAAAACAAAAGAAGGTGGTGTTAATATAAATTCTCCACATATGATATGTAAGGGGTTTACTGCAACTGGAGATATTGGTATAAAGGGTGGGGCTAGAATTGATGGTGAATTATCAATACCATACTTAAATACCGTTGCTCAACGAATGCAGTGTGATGATGGTATGTCACCGGATCAAAGAATTCCTTTTGCGAATTGGGCCATGGGTGCGGCTCAATCAAATGATTTGGCAAACACTATAAGACTTGCTTTAACACATTATTCCATGCCCAATGCTTTGTTAATTCTTTCAAATATTACAAAACTTGTTATGCAAAATTATAATAGTATTTTAACAAATACAATTCTTGAACCATCAATAACTGGTATATATTATGGTTTTTGTGCAAATGCAGCAGGACCGGGTATATCTTGGGGATATGTTCAAAATTTTCATCACAACCACCTAGAAGATCCAAAACCACATCATCATGATTATATTATGCCAAAAGGAACATATTATGATGATATCGCAGGAGTAAATTCTTCTTCTGTAGAACCAAATGAAGTTCCAACTAGGGCAAGAAAAAATGGATTAGGTCCAGAAGGTGGACCAAAATCATTGGCTGGTTGTGGTGGATTTGGTGGTTGGGGAGGATCTACTGGTATAAAAAGAGCAAAATTAAATTCATTTGGTTTAGATAATGATCTAAATGGATTTAATGGAACAGTTATTAATAAGAATAATATAAACTATAAATACAATAGAGATGGTACTGTTGATATAACAGTTAATGATTGTGATTAATCTATTTCGTTTGGCCAATATGGTCCAATAAGAGCATCTAAAAGATCCATATCTGTTGATGATCTCATATCTTTCATACTTTTAACGTCTAGTTTTATTTCTAATTTATTAGAAACAATAAATCTAGAATCAAAAAAATATTTAAAATATTTAACTGGTTCTTTTGTTTTTTTAACCTTTGCAAAAAAGACAGGAATATCTCTTCCGTATTTGATTCTTTCTAAATCACCTGTTGCAAATGTTACTAATTCAATATCCCAACCTTTATTAAGGTAATTTTGTTTTAGAAAACCACAAAAGTTTGTTGCTGCCTTATCTACACTTTCATTCCATATATCATATGTAAATTTTTCTATACTCTCTAGTGTTATTTCTTCGTTGATGTCAGAAACATCAAATCCACCATCAGCGCATATTTTTTTTACATTATATAATTCTTTTCCAGAAGAATCACAAACAATTTCATCCTGAAGTATACATCCTTCTTGGAGAAGAGATAACTTTATTTCAAGAAGAGGCTTGTACTTGTCTAGCGTTTTTCTCATTAACTCTCCTAAACTCAATCTAGGATCTCCTACATCTGTTATATTAGTTAATGAGTTAATCCATGGAGTGATATCAAAAGCCGAAGGACCCGGTACAATTACCGGATCAACATCATCCCTCTTAGCTAACTTTAAAACATCACAAAGAAAAGGTGTTATGTTTTCAATTGTAAAATTTTCTGGTTTCGTTAAGTCAGGATACTTCCTTAATTCTGGTAAAGAAGGAATCTCACATGTATCTGGATTAAGTGGTTTGTTACTCATTTTTATTCATCATCTATACCATGATGTTGTTGTATAAAAACATTTTTAAGAAATTCCATCAATGCATCTTTATCTTTTGGAGAATTATAACTTTGTAAAATTACTCTTTCTCCTTCTAATGTATATCCCATTACAATAAAGCTGTTCAAGTATTCTTCGATAATTCCTTTTAGAATTGTTAAATCTCGTATAATAACAGAATTTTTACCTTCGTTGGTTTTTAGCCATTTATCCATACTTCTTTTTAATTCCACAGCATTCAAAGCATCATATAATTTTTTTTCTGTATCTTCTATTTTGTCCATAGACGACAATGTAGGCGTTGTAGATGATATTTGTTGTGGCTTTTTTGTTCTTTTTTTGTTATTTGAAGGCATTATTATTTTCCCTTGTATGTTGAAGATTTATTATTAATATTAAATTTAACCAAATATTCAATAACAACTTCTATTGACGATGTTTTAATTTTAAAATTTTCAGGAATGTATTGACCTCCATCATTAATTTCAAAAAATTCTTCCCCTAAAAAATTTTTATTATTAAAACATGTTATTATTATTGATGTTATCTTTGGATCAACAATTACTGACCAGCTTCTAGAATCGTTTTCTCCGTAGTCTGTGTATAACTTGTCAGCAACATAACCACTATCTCTTAATCTTTTAAGAAAATAGCTAACTGTTGTTATTTTAGTTTTTGCCATATGTTAATAATTATTGTTATTATATTATTTAACAAGTGCTGATGTTATATATTTTACATCAATAAAATCATCTTCTTTGACATTGAAGACAAAAACCTTATATTCATTATTTATTTTTACATTTATACTACTGTTTTTTGTATAAATTAAATTTTTAAACAATTCTATGCTTATTGGAGTTGGTTGTTTAATTAAATCACCAATATAACTATCAGATACCTTAAATTCAACACTATCTTTATTATATTGTGTTAAATCATTAATTTCTGCAAAGATTGATCCATCATTTTCTTTAAAATATATCTTTGATACATCTGGAGAAAATGAATAAGCAGACATTATTTTATTTTGACAGTGTAATGGTATGGAAAATTCTGTATCAAACACTAAACTTGAAATTTTTTTCAGACTAAACGGTGTTTTTGACATGACACTATCATCAACTAAATGATATTTAAAGTGTGTTTTGTCCGGAATTTCTTTTGTTTGACACTTTATATAGTTTTCATTAACTATTAATTCAATAAATTTCGAATCCAAGCAGTCTAATCCACATAAAAACCTTTGAATATCAATTATATTCAATTTATATGGAGTTTCTTGTTTTTCTGGAAGAATTCCCTTTATATAAAGAATTACTATATTATCTGATGATGAACTTATAGAATAAAATTGATCATCTTCTATTTTAATAGTACAACTATCACATAATCTACCTATAGTTTTTAAAAATCTTTGAAGAAAGTTTTTTTCAAGAGTTATACTTGTCATTTTTGATTAGTCTTATTAAGATTTTGAAAGACTTTTCCAAACATTCCTGTTAATTTTGTTAAATTATTATTAATTTTTTCTAAATTTGTATTAATATTTTTAATATCTGACTCCAAATCATTATATACATTTGTATTTGAAACATTTTGCGGCTGAACATATGAATTATGCTGAACCGGAATATTTTGGGTTGGTGGTAATGTATGAATTTGATAATTTTGATCACTCACTTGCGATGGTGTCTGTTGTTGTCTAGCATTTCTAACAAATTCATGCAAATTAATCCTATCCGCTGGAACATCTGGTCTTGATTCCATTAAAGAATCAATGTTTCTCATTTTACTTTTAACCATACCAGCCAAAAGTGCTGCTTCCATAGCTTCTTCTTGTTCGTTTATCATTTTATTTTACTCCGTATTCTATTTTAACAAAATTTTCGTATGTGTTTATGCTTTCTTTTTGGGAAAGCTCTATCAAAAACCCCCTAATACCCTTCTCTTTCGCTATATTTTTTAGTTTATCAGATGCATTTTGTGCTATTTCTTCTATAAAAAGAGCATTTTCATACATCAATTCTGTCTGATATGCTTCATCTTGTAAGTTTGTTAAATTATAAACAGGACTTGAACACGATGAATCTAATATATCAATCAAATCTTCTATCCAAAATGTCTTTTTATTAAACAAATTATCAATTTCAACCTTAAACAAGGCACTTCCTCTCTGATTATGTGCTCCATAATCAGATATTTCCTTTGAAGTTGGACATAAAGATGAGTAAGGAAGAACTACTTCAACAAAATAATGCTTTTCTTGATTGTCAATGTTCAAATAAAATGAACAATCATACTTATACAAACACTTTTTATTAGAAACAGGTGTTTGTTTTGTTGAAAAATATGGAAAATCAATCTTAACATTTATTTTTTTTGTTTTAAATTCGGTTAAAAACTTATCTTCTACTTCCGTAAATAAATTTTCTATATTCAAAAAGGTTCTTGATAAGAAATAATCAGATATTTTGCTTAGATTTACTCCATTTGTTGAGTTGTTTAACTCAGTTTCAACATTTAAATGACAGGGAGAGCTATAAGCATCTCCATTTTTGTTAAAAACCTTGATATTAACAAAAATATCTCTGCACCCAATCATCGTTGGGTGCAGAGAGCAATCAGAAACATTTTTATGGACGTAAAAAATTTCACTTTCTTTCTTTTTTACAGGCATAATATTAAAGATCTTTAAGAATTTCTTCAATTTTAGCATCGGCATCATCAAGATCATCTAATTCTTGTTGTTTTTCTTTCTTTTTTGGTTCAAAAACTCCTGCGCTTGATTTAATCTCTGCAAAACTGTCATAATTTTCTTCTTCGTTAGTATTAGAAGGTTCTTGGTCTGCTTGAGATGACTTCTCAAGACCTAAAAAGTGAAAATCCAACAATTCTTTAATCTCATTGTTTGATTTATGTGTAAAAATCTTATCAAGATCATTAACTTGTGTATAAATCTCATCAATATCACCAACACCATCAATTTTAGATGGAGACATGAACTTGGAGCTAACATATGTAGGATAACCACCCTCATTTTGCTCAACCTTGATTTTAAAATTACAACCATTTTCTGTTAAATCAAAAACTTTTGGTCCAAATTCATCAGACTCATCTCCTGAGATTGCATCTGTAATAATTTTGCTCAATTGTTTACCGTATCTAAGAATTTTTACCTTTCCTTCGTTCTCTGGATTGGTTGGATCTTTAATAACATAAACATTTGCTAACCAAGCTTCGTTTCTTTTAATTGGTCTTGTCTTTTCGATCTCTGCCTCATCCTTTGTTCGATATACTCTTGAACGATACTCTTCAATAGGACATTTTTCTCCATATGTTGTTGGGCAAAGGAAAGAAATCATGTTGTTTGAAACAACACTCTTCCACATATGATGGTAATAGTGGAAAAAGGTTCTGTCTGGAGCCTCTAGATTTGGAAGAAGTCTAACAACATAAGTTTTACCTGATTCCATTTTAAGGAAATCCTTAAAACTGCTTTCGGTTGGTGCTTTTTTGTTGAGTGCATCCTTGATGGATTCGAATAGATTGCTTGTGTATTTGTTCATATGTTTCAGATTATGATCTTAGTTTATTTTTTTGTGTATGTCAAATTATTTTTGACAAAATCTTTTGTTTTTTCTGCCCATAAAATCATCTTTGTCTTTGATTG